AGTGCATTAAGAATAAAAAATGCACCTGATGATCTTAAAGATTCTATGAAAAAATTTGTTAAATATATGGAAAGAGGATTACCTACTAAATCAGCTTATAATGCCATAGAAGAATACGAACAAAAAGCTAAAGAAGTATTGGATAAAAAAACTGAAAGCTACACTACAGGTAAGCGTAAAGGTTTATTACAAAAGGCATTAAATATATTTAAATAGAGGAGAACATGAATAACAAAGATATAACAAACGCACAAACAGAAGCAAACATTAAGCAGTCTATTGGTGATTATGATTTTAAATCATTAGCCAATCAGTATGCGTCTACTCCTATGACTAGAGATATCCGTAAGGATGTGCCAAGTACACCTCCTACAGAAAGACAAACATTAATGGGAGTTAGGGATAAAACACCTGAAAATCATATGATGGCGTATATTACTCCAGAGGAAGGTGAATTATTAAGAAGAGCAGGTGGTAGTGGTAATATGACATCTGAAGGTATTCCTATGTATGCAAATGATCTTACTGCTGATGAAATGGAAGATGAATTAAAAGAATCTGAAACTAATTACAAATCTATCATGGACAAAGTCTACAAGGAAGCAGAAGAACGATTATCTCCTGAAACAAGAGATAGACTTTTACAAGAAGCGATGGAACAGAATAGAAAGCTAGAAGCTAGTGATGACTTTGGTGGATCAATGTCTAATGAAGCTGCTAGTAATCGAGTAAATTTAATGTATGACGCTTTGTTAGAAGATGAGTTATCTAAATATGGACCACCCGATTGGTTAGTAGAGATGAGGGAAAAAGTACAGAAAATACCTGCTAAACTTAAATCCTTAATGGGAAGATTTGCTGATTAAACAGTAGCAATTAATTTTCTTAGTTCATCCTCAATTCTAGGTGCTGTAGATTTACAGTGATTAATAATAGCTGCTAAAGTATAGCTATCATCATAGGTTTTAAAAGTCTTTAAACTTTGTACAAGTTTTTCAGGATTGATCCATTCGTGATCAACAACAATACAATTATCTCTGTTTAGGGAAATGGTTAAGATATATAAAGGGGAGGTTTCATTGCCTCCCCTTTTTTTATTCTCACTTAGATTTTTTATCATCTTTTTGTGCAATAAAATCTGCACCAATGTTTTTGTCTATTGACTTTAGACCAAACAAAAGATTAATTAATTGAAATACTTCTGCATAAGGTCTTGAGAACATATACTTTAAAATATCTTGCCTTGTTCTCTCTGGCAAAATAAAGTTAGGGCTTGGTTCCATTGTGTATTTCTCCTGCTATTCCTGCATATCCTGCCATATCAACATAATTGTCAATACTTCCAGTACCTAATTGTGTTCTTGCAATCTTTAATAAAATCATCATTAAAGCTACATCTTCAGGTTTTATATTTATTCTAAGATAAGCCCCCCAAAGTCGAGCAATATTCTCATGATTAGCTTTCTTACTACCATAAGTAATCGCTCTTTCATCTGACACTATCTTAGAGGCTTGTTGTAAAAGCTCTGATGCGTTGTTCATTTTCCGTACGTTCTCCTTATATCTTGAATACTATATTGGGATAGATCATAGACACCTTTATGTACATTATGTTTTACGACTAAACCTTTCCACCATAAAGGTAGAGTGGATTTAGCATAAGGCTCGTTATGATCTAAATAACATCCTGCACATAAGCCCATGATATGTTTGCCTTTAGGAGTTCCTCTAACAGCATGATCCCATGTATGAGAGTGACCTACTGTTGCTGACTGATAAGTTTTCTTGAGAAGCCCAGAAGCGATATGCTCTCCACTAATGGGCTTTCCCAAGACGCCAGAAGGAAAGTGATGACAATACAGTATCCCGTCTATTTCTACGGGTTTTTCGTATGGGTGATACTCCCACCCAAAATCCTCAAATCCTATATCTCTTACTGCCATTTTGCCATCTAGTTCAGGATTACTCTCGACAAATCTTGTTATTCGATGTTCATGATTACCACCTAACATGACCATTCTTGTTCTATCTTTACCATAAGCCTTATTAAATTTTTCTAAGGCATCTTGAGCATAATCAATTTCTTTTTGGTATCTTCTGTTTTCAAAAGACATCGAACCTCTATCAAAGTGAGATAGAGAATCCATATTTACCCAATCTCCTAAGCATATAATAACGTCTGGCTGTACATCTTTGGCTAACTTTCCAGCCCATGTAAAGCGATCATTGGATACTCCAACTTTACAATGGGGATCTGGAATGACTAAGTGTTTCTTCATTAATGAAGTCCTTTCTTTAAGGATTTAAAAAATTCCTTAATGTCTATTACTTTTCCTACGTTTTGTTTCTTTTGTTGTTCTTCTTTAGCTTCTTCTTCCATATATCTAATACCTTGAGTAAAGACATATTCTGGCTGTTCAATAGCTAACTGAACCATTCCTCGTGCAATAGTACAACACATATAGTATTGCTCATTGTCCTCGGATTCTTGTTTATCCTCTGATATAGTACAGGCAAATCCTGCATCAGTAGGATCTAGAGTGACGTTTACAGAAGGCACAAACGACATTTTACTTCTAGGCATTGTCATTCTCCTTTGGATTACTAATCTCAGTGTACCATAACCATTTAGGATTTTTACCCTGAGATTGTTGTTGAGGTGCGTACTTTAATCCGTCTCCCCAACAAGGTTTTTTATAAGGACAATAACTGCATGTTCTGCCCAGTACTCGATTGCCAGTAGCTTTTCTGTTGAAATATTCTGGCTCATCCTCGAAGCATCGCTCAAATTTCTTGTTTGAGTTTACTGCGTGAATTGTTTCTTTTGCTTTATCAATAGCTTCTTTTTCATAACGATCACTTATTAAAGGTGTTTCAGTAAGAGTCCATTCTCCAGTACTTTTATTAATAGCAATCCAACCACCAAACTTAGAGTCAGACGCCTTTGCATAGAGGAAGCCTTGTGCCACATAACCAAACGCATCGTCTTGATATATAGCATCAAACCCCCCATTTTCACCAAACTTATTATCAAAAGAATACTGAGATGTACTTTTAATATCCCATATCTTATCCTCAATCTTAACATCAAACTGCCCTTCTACAGAATCACCATTAAATTTATATTTAACTTTTTCTTGTTCAGCTTGAATTTCTATACCTGCAGCACTCATAACAGCAACAGCAGCAGCCTCAATTAAGTCACCAAACAGATTTCTCATTTTAGCATGGTAAGGCATACCCTCACCTTTGATGCCCCTTTTTTCCATTTGTAATTGACATAGAGGTCTGCCGATGTTGCTCATCCTTACTTTAAAGGAAGGATCTCTTTCTTGAGTAAATTGTTTTTTAAATGCTTGAATACAATCTTCTCCAAACTTTTTAATTACCTCGTCAGAAATCTTGACAGAACCCTTGTTAGATTCTGCCAAGAACATCTGAACTTTGTTGAGTATTGAGGAACTCATTAGTTAGCGAATGCTTCCTCAGGATCAATATCTTCAACAGTTTTCATCACTCTTTCAGCATTTTTTTCTGAATGAGCAGATGCTTGTGCCTTCTTCCAAGACTCGACTACTTTTTTATTTTCATCATCGATGAGTTGAGAGAACATCTCCATTGTTTGTAGGTCTTGTTTAGAAAACGCAATTTCTTTATCTTCAACATTTAGTATTGGAGTATACCAAACGGTTGAACCATTCTTGTGTCTTTTACCACCCATTCGTAGGTGTATATTCTGCATAAGTTTTCCACGATTTTTAATAGATTGAATGGTATCTCCTACAGGCTTAAAGCTAGTACCACTAACTCGCCATAGTACAGGCACGTTCTTAACCTCTACAGGTTCACCTTCAGCAGTCGTAGCATCCATTGTCAATAGACCATAGATTAATCGATAGCATTTAATATTCTTCTGTAGTTCAATCTCTACATCACTAAGGCGATCTTTGTCTTTACCAATAACCTTACCACATCTCAATGTACCTTTTGTATCTAGAGGTTCATCTTTCCAAGATTTAAAGATAATTGAACTATGAGGATAGTTATTTTTCTCTGGATCATATTCCATGTATTGATAGGAATTGATAAAAGGTCTAAATAAAGTCTTACCTTCTTTTGTACCATAGACTCTTGATTCAGACTCAGGATTATAGATTGTGTAAACACCTGAGGGGATAGTATTTCCGTCATCATCCTCAGCATCTTTATTGATTGATAATCTCGGTAAAGTATTACCTCCACTTGACGAGTCATCTTCTTGACCTGTCAGTCGCATTATTTGTTCTTTACTTAACGTATCGTAATTAGATAATTCTGTACTCATTAATTAGTACTCCTTTCAAATTATTATATAACTTATCCACAGCTTTGTCAATAGGTAAGATCATACGCCCACACCCTCGCCATATGATATCGTTAGCCTACGATTTGAGAACACTTCCTGCATAGTAATTCTAATACCCATCAAGCTAACCCCATGTCCAACCAGTTCTTACCTATTTTTACTTCTACATCTAAAGGTACATTGAAGTCAATATCATAGACATCTTTAAGTGTTTTTGTTACATCTAACGCACCTTTAGTGCAAATCTCTTTCATTATTTGTTCTTCCCCCGGATATACATCGATGACAATAGAGTCATGAACTGTATTAATTAATAAACTTTTTACATTCTTTTGTTCCATTAAAATATCTACATTGATACATGCCATAGGAACAATATCAGCAGTCGCAAACCCTTGAACAGGGTAGTTCTTTATTTGTGTGCCATAACTTGAACCACCCCATTCTTGCCTTTTCGCATAAGGAAAGGCGTACTCACGACCAGTGGGCAACTTTACAATCTTGTATTTAATAGCTTCATTTTGTAGTTTCTCATGCCATTTAGCTATATCTTCGTACTTCTCTAAGAAGGTTTTATAATATCGTCTTTCATCGTCTGTACCTGACATACCACCATACAAAGGTTTAAAAGTATGGGCTTTAGCATCTTGTCTAGAACAACCGATAATATCTGCTGTAAATTGGTGAACATCTACACCATTTTCTATATCTTCCATACCCTTAATATCCTGTGCTAAGAATACAGCAGTTCTAAATTCTAGCTGTGCATAGTCTATTTCCATGATATGACCATTCTCCCAACGAGATATAATAGCTTTTCTAATAGGAAAAGTAGTACCTCTAGGTTGGTTTTGGAAGTTTGGGTCTTGACTAGCTAATCTGCCTGTTACTGTTCTATGTTGTAAAAATCTAGGGTAAAGCATACCTGACTCTCTAGTATGCCGTTTTAAGCCGTTTACAAACGATTTTAGATAGGTTTCTAAGGCACTGTGCCTGATTACCTTACGGATAAATTCTATGAGTTTCTCGTTCCTTGAAGTGCGTAAAATCTTTAATAAAGTATCCTTATCAGTCTTAAAACCACCTAAGGATACATCCGATATAGTCTTTGGGGATATACCAAATCCTGCAGGTTTATTGAGATTATGATAGACCACCCCTTTGGCACTACATTTAGTACATTTACTTCTTTTGACATAGGGTTCTTTATTTTTCTTATACTTCTGGATAGTACCTACACCTTCACATACATCACATTGTTCTGCCTTAGTCTTAAAGATAGGCTGAGTATGTTCCATAATTAGTTTTTGGAATTGTAGATTTGTTAGTCTAGGTCTTTTCTTTGCCTTTTTAGTGTCTTTATCTGTTCCAATATTAAATACTTCTGACCATTTATTTTTATCAATAGGTTTTACACCATAGAACAGCCAAGATAATTGTTCACTGCTAGAAGGATTGATTTGTGTATCACCCATATGTTCCCATATTGTTTCATTGATATCTTTTTTAACAACAGCGAGTTCATCTTGAAATTCTTTTTCAATAGAATTAAGTTTAGACATATCAATTTGAATACCATTAGATTCCATTTTAATAAGCGTCTTACAAAATTCATTAACCATTTTAACAGTCTTAATCATCCCTGAGTTTTTCTTGTCTTTGAAGTCTTGCATCTGAGATTTAAATAAACTTCTTGTGACAATAACGTCTTTTCGACCATACTCATCTACAATATTAATGGGTATATATTCAAAGCTAATATTTTTTTCTAAGTATTCATCTACAATATCAGATTTCTGTTGAATACGTCTACGCAAACAAGAATCTTTTAATGAAAAACCTTTAGGAAAATGTCTAGCTAAAATATACTCAGCCAACATAGTATCATAGACTTTTCCTTCATAAGTAAATCCTGCT